GAACGGCGGAGGGGTGCTCGCCTTTCAAAAACGAACGCACCCCCAGCTTCAAGGTTTCCAATGTAAAGAATATATGGAAAGACTTTGGTTCGGGCAAAGGAGGTACGAGCATTATCGACTTTATCCAAGCCTATAAGGGTGTTGATTTTCTCGAAGCGGTAAAAATCGCTTGCGAAACCCTTAACATTCCTATAGAATACGAAAAAGAAACCGACGAGCAGAAAGAAAAGCGCGCCCAAAAGCAAAGCCTTACACAAATACTCAAGAAAACAGCCGAAATATACCGTCAGAATTTCGTGAGTTTGCCCCCCGAGAGCGAAGCCAAACGCTATATGCTTAGCCGTAATTTTACCGATGAGATTGTCGATAACTTCGGTATTGGTTATGCCTTGGCAGGCTTGTACGAGGCTTTCAAAGAGCAGGCTATCGTGAGCGATGGCGAAGCATTAGGACTGTTACGCAAGAATAACCAAGGCAACTATTACGACTTCTTCAAGGGGCGTATTATCTTCCCTATTAGCGACAAGTATGGGCATTGTGTAGGCTTCGGGGGCAGAATACTTACTAATGATAAGAAGCAACCTAAGTATATCAATAGCGCTGAGTCTGATTTATTCGATAAATCTAACTTGCTGTACGGCTTCCATTTGGCGCGTAATACCATTGCCAATACGGGCGAGGTGTATTTGGTAGAAGGCTATACCGATGTAATGCGTATGCATCAGATAGGGTTTGCCAATACCGTTGCTACCTTGGGCACGGCTCTCACGCCACAACACTTGGCACAGCTGAAGAAACTTTGCCGCAAGGTGATAATCTTCCGCGATAGCGATAGCGCAGGGCAAACGGCTGCTGAGCGTGATTTACAGCTGATACTGCAAGCGGGTTTGTTTGCCGAATTAGTGGTATTCCCGTCGGAAGACAAAGAAGACCCTGACAGTATAGGGCAACGCCCCAATGCGGTAGAACTTATCAAATACTCGCGCAACGATGCTATATTGCACCTTATTGGCGAATCCTACCGCGCAGCACTCGATCGCTATACTGAAAAACACGGAGAAAGAAAAAAGCCATTACTATTGCCCGAAGATAAAAAGAACCTCACCGAATTGGCTGGCAAACTCGTAGGCTGTATTCCCGATGATACTACCCGCGAGGCATACACTGAGCAGCTCAAAGAGTTGTTTAAAATTAAGATAGCCCCCCAACCCCCGAAGGGGGAGAAACCCGAAAAGCAATATCTAAAATATACTGACAACAATTTGCAGATTGCCCCCCTTCGGGGGAACGGGGGTAGCAACGATGGCTTACTCGATAACTATCTCTTCCCCGATGAAGTAGAAGATCCTTACCTATATAAGAATGAGATTATAGAATACGGACTTTTTCAGCACCATAACCGCATCTATACATCAGCGGGCAAGGAGGGTAAGGAATACTTTATGTCGATTTCCAATTTCTCAATTGAAATAGTGCAACACATGCAAGATGAACAGTTTCCAATGAAACTTATACGTATATGTAATGTACATAACACTGAGAAGATTTTTGATGTGATTTCTGATAAAATAAACACCCTCCCTTCATTTAAGAATGTGGTTACTTCTTATGGTAATTTTTCATTCTCAGGTACAGCTGCACAACACGAACGTCTCTTGCGCTATTTGTTTGACCGTATGGGTAACGGAAGAAAAATTGATGTATTAGGATGGCAACCTGAAGGCTTTTGGGTATGGAATAATAAGATAGTGATACCAGGGGAACGTGAAGAACTTATCAATAAAGAAGGACTTTTTAAACTTAAAAACGAAAGCTATTACATTCCTTCTGCAAATAGAAGCTATGATAAGAATATCTATAAATATGGAGCACAAAAAAAATTCAAATCATTTGATACTCAAATGAGTATTCACAACTATTTTCGACAAGTATATAAAGTACATCGAGGATATGCTATTACGGGTATTCTTTTCGGTATAGGTTCGTTATTTCAAGACATAGTTGTGAGTTGTACAGGATTCTTTCCTATACTATTCTATTTTGGACCAGCTTCAACTGGTAAAGATAATATATGCGAAGCTATACAATCGTTTATGGGAGTTCCTCAAACCGCTATACAATTGGAGGGAGCAGCTTCTACTATCAAAGCACAGATACGAGAGTTTGCACAATTTAGCAATGGTATATCGCAACTATCGGAATACAAGAGAGGAAACCCACAAGTAGATGGTATCATCAAAGGTTTATGGGATAGACGTGGGTACAAACGTGGCTCTATAGAAAGCAAGGTAGCCGTAGATGAAGTACCTATCATCAGTTCTACTATACTTACAGGTAATGATTACCCCAGTGCTGAAGCACTTATCTCTCGACTCATTTGGGAAGAAATGGAGAGCAGGGAATTTAGTGAAGAAGAGAAAAAAGAATATGATAAACTGAAAGATATTGTTCGCAAAGGTATTTCGGGCATATCTAATACTTTTATCAACCAGCGTACTCTTTTTGAAGAACGTTTTCTCGACACTTATCGCGTGAATAAAATTGCTTTAGGTAAGTTAGAAAAATTGCAGAATGTACCTACTCGTATTATTGACAATTTAGCCGTGTTGCACACTATATATAATATATTCGAGTCGCAACAGTTCTTTCCTTTTGGAAAAGCAGATATGATAGATCACTTTGAAAAGATAGTAGAAAATCAACGTCGAAAACTTGATACAGATTCGCCTATCAATAAGTTTTGGGATTGTTTCTTATCGTGTATGCGCTTAACTCAGGGAGAGACACTGAGGATAGATGTAAATATAAGAGAGGAAGGAGGATTACTAAAATTCAATTTCACTACTGTATTTAGTATCATTCAGAGGCAATGGTTTGTACAGAATAGGGAATCAGCACCCTCAAAAGCAGAAATGAGAAAACTTATAAAAGAATGTGAAGCCTATAAAGATGAGGTGAAGAGTATTCGTATCAATATGGAAATTAATTGTAATACCAGTGCCTTTCTTATCGACTTAAATAAGGTAAATATAAAAGAAGAACTAATGGCAGAAATAGAATTACAACGTATACGAAAACCAAAGACTACCTATAATAATAATAGTAACATCCCAGATGCAATAGTAGATGAAGATGATTTGCCATATTGATTTTATTTTTTTCTCAAGCGCAATTTTTTACTAAAAACCCCTATTTTTTTTTCCGACATTTCCGACAAAGACTTATTTATTTAAAAATCAAATTATTAAGTAGTAAAATTGTGTCGGAAAGTGTGTCGGAAATGTCGGAAAGTGTCGGAAAGTTTTATTGTTTTCCTACAAAATCCTACAATATTTCTCAAAAGGAATGATTATTACAAAGTACAATAAGCTGAAAAATAGTGTTTTATACTCTTTGTAGGATTTGTCGGAAATGTAGGAAAATAAAATGCCCCTTTTTGAGAAAAAGTTACTTTTTTTCAAAAAGAATGGAGAAAATCCCTTTTTTAGTTATAGATAAATCTATACTACACCTAATACATAACCCTTAAAGCATAAACAAATGGAATACTTCTTTAAAATGCTGACGAATATAAAGGTAGAGTCTGCTTATCTCCACAAGACTAATTGCGTGGTGAGTGGACTCTATCGCAGAGGCTCATTAGTAGGCGGGCTATTGCCTGCTGGCTCTCAACTCGACTTGTTGGAATATCTTAAGTTTTTATACGATATATTTCCTGAGCAGAAAAACGGCTTTCCGTTATATCACTGTATCAACCCTACTATTACTTATGCCAATGATGGTTGGGGAAAATTCTTAATGAATGAAGAATTACGAGTAACGAATGATGAGAGTGAGCCACACGGAAGAAAATCATATTGTATTAGTAAGCCGTTGCTATGTATTGAGCCTATCATTACGCATTTTAAGAAGAGTAACGCCTATATAGCTGCCCTCTACTGGCATCAGCATTTAGTAGGATTATGTGCTATTAGTGGGGTTACAAAATTGAAAGACTTTGTGCCTTACCTATATACAGTATATCCTAAAGATATCAATGAGTTGGACGCTTTTGTAGAGAAGAACACCGCTATTGAGTACTATTATAACGACGAAATGATAACCATTAACAATGAAAGAAATGCTTAACATCACTTTAAACCTACCCAATTACCTTATTAAGTATATGCGTACGCTCTATGGTGAGCCGTATGCCCCAAAAGCAAGCGACGAAATAGGTATCTATATCCTCAACGTGTTGCAGCGCAAAAGCAACCTATCGGAGTACCAGTACCGCG